GTTATCACAACGCCTCGAAAAAGAGATGAAAATGATTGGGTGGTCGAGGCCGCATTGGTACCAGTCAAACTCACAATCATTGACTCGTGGAACAATATTAAAAAGTATGAGAAAATTGAGAACGCCATGTTTATATTTGACGAGACAAAGATTACAGGTTACGGTGCTTGGACATATTCGTTTTTAAAAATTACTAAAAAAAATAAATGGATATTACTATCAGCAACACCTGGAGATAGTCTAATTGAATATGCATCGCTATTTGTGGCCAATGGATTCTTTAAAAATAAAACGGACTTTGAACGACAACATGTCATTTGGAGTAGATTTACTAAATACCCGAAAGTCGATCGATACATCAATGTGTCAAAATTATTGAAACTCCGAGATTCCATTTTAGTCGAGATGCCTGATGTTAGAGCAACCACCCAGAATCATAAAAATGTCATATGCGATTTTGATGAACTTAATTATAAAATTTTGTTTGACAGGCGCTGGAATATTTATGACAATAAACCAATCCGTGATATATCGCAACTTTGCTACTTGCTAAGGAAACTCGTAAACACAGATCCATCAAGGATCGACGCTTTGAATACGATCTATAATAAACATCCAAGATTAATTATATTTTATAATTTTAATTATGAATTATATATATTGCGTGAATGGTGTCAGTCTAAGAAATTATTATTTGCGGAATGGAATAGTCATAATCACGACACATTACCAGATGCTAAATCATGGGTATATTTATGCCAGTACACAGCAGCCCAGGAAGCCTGGAATTGTATAACGACGGATTGTATTGTGTTCTACTCACAAACATACTCATATAAGGCTTTACATCAAGCTACTGGTCGTATAGATCGTATGAATACACCATATAAATTTTTATATTATTATCATCTAGTTTCATTAAGCTCAATTGATATTGCTATCCAAAAGACATTAACCAGAAAAGAAAATTTTAATGAAAGTAAATGGGTGGTAAATTAGGAATCGCAACAAAAACATACCGTATAATAGAAGGATAAGGGTGTCTCTATAGACCATTGGGTTATAGATTTATACATCCTTATTTTATTTTTTTTAAGAACAGGAGGATGAAGTGAGAAAAGAGTCGGATTTTAAGAATGAGTTGTATAATGAAATACGCAATCGATTTCCTGGAGCCGAGGTTGTACCAAACGACGCGGGATATCTTCAAGGTTTTCCAGATGCAACTGTTTACTTTCCAAATGGTCGATATTTTCTTCTAGAAGGAAAGAGAACATCTAAATCGGCACGACAACCAAATCAGGATTATTATGTTAATCAATCGCCACTAAGGGACAACGCTACTTTTGTATCTCCTGAAAATAAAAATAAAGTTTTAGATGAACTAGAGAGGAGGTATAATGAGTGAAATTTAACCACCATCAAGACCTAGAGGGAGTGCATGCATTCTTAGCACCAAGTAAACACGCATGGGTAGGATACGACGATGAGAAAATGGAAGCTGTATATATTAATTGGCGTAATTCCCAACTTGGCACAGAGCTCCATGAGCTTGCCGCAAAATTAATAAAATTAAGGGTTAAATTACCAAAGACTAAAAAGACATTTGATATGTATGTCAATGATGGAATCGGATTCAGGATGGATACTGAAGTTTGCTTATTCTATTCTTTTAACTGTTTTGGAACTGTCGACGCTGTCTCGTTCCACAATAATATGTTACGTATTCATGATTTGAAGAATGGTAGAACGCCCGCATCAATGCAGCAACTTAGAATTTATGCAGCTCTATTTTGTCTAGAATATGGATATAATCCAAGGGATATCGATATTGAACTGAGAATATACCAGTCGAATGACGTTCTTATCGAACATCCAGACTTAGATGACATCGCATATATAATGGATAAAATTATTCTATTTGACAAAAGGATCAATGAAATGAAAGAGTGAGGAGAGCACATATGACTTATATTCGGCATTTTGGGACCCCGCGTCATAGTGGTAGATACCCATGGGGTTCAGGAAAAAACCCGCAAAGATCAAAATCATTCGCCACAAGAGTATCGGAATTAAAGAAAGATGGTTTAACTGAAGCCGAAATTGCTACTACACTGGGTTTAAAAAATACAGTCGAACTACGCGCACAGAAACATATGGAGGCTGAAGCGAAATATGGAGCACAGGTAGCTATGGCTTCGCGTTTACGTGCAAAAGGATATTCCGACGTTGCCATATCAAAAAGAATGGGGGTTAGCCCCAACACTGTAAAGAATATTTTATTGCCTGAAACACAGGAACGACATCGAATTACAGCAGCTACTAAACAAATGTTAAAAGAACAAGCTGACAAAAAAGGTATGATAGATGTTGGTCGAGCATCGAATCTCTATCTAGGTGTTGCAAAAACAAAAATGGATGTGTCTATATATGAACTCCAACAAAAAGGTTATGTTGTAACCGAAATACAAACACCACAATTAGGAACAACTAATAAGACAACTGTTAGAGTTCTAATGTCACCCGAGACAATGAAAAAAGCAAGAGCAGAATACGAAATAAAAGATCCTGAAAAATGGAAATCAAAAACAAAAGAAGAACAAGATTCAACAATAGCGTATGTTTACGCTTCTAAGCACTCTGAGGACATCCGATTGATTACAGACTGGTCTTCTGATGGAGGTCTAACTTACAAATCATTAAAACCACCAGTTTCAATTGATTCAAAAAGAATTATGGTTCGTTTTGATGATGACACGCCATCTGGTACAGCAATGGATGGGGTAATTCAACTTCGTAGAGGAGTTCCAGATTTAGCACTTCCGCCCGATAAGCATTATGGACAGGTCCGAATTGCTGTTGATGGTACACATTATATGAAAGGTATGGCTCTTTATTCTGATGATATGCCACCTGGTGTGGATATAATTTACAACTCAGCAAAGAAATCGTCAGCAGGTAAGCTGGGAGCAATGAAGAAGATGAACGACACCATCGACAAAGAAGACGGTGGTTCTATTTATATCGATGAGGATGGCAAACAGAAAATTAACGAATTTGGAGCATCGATAAGACAGCTAACATATACTGATAAAAATGGAAAAGAGCAACAATCAGCCCTCAATATTGTTGGATTTGTTGGTAAACAAGACTCTGGCGTTGAAGGTAGTTGGAATACATGGAGTAAGACTTTATCCAGTCAATTTCTGTCAAAACAATCGCCAGAATTAGCTAAACAACAGTTAAATCTTGCCTATATCGACCAAAAAGAAACATTCGATCAGTATATGAAGATAACGCAACCAGCTGTTAAACAACGTTTACTTGATTCATTTGCTGATGACTGCGATGCTAAAGCCGTACACCTTAAAGCCGCAGCTCTTCCGAGACAAACGTCGAATGTCATCCTTCCCATCTTGTCTTTAAAAGATAATGAATGCTATTCAACGAGTTATAGAGATGGCGAACAGCTTGCTCTTATACGTTATCCACATGCTGGCACATTCGAAATACCTATTGTGATAAATAATACCAAGAATAAAGAGGCTATTTCTGTAATCGGAGATGGCGTCGATGCCATTGGTATTACTCCAGCCACAGCAGAACGATTATCTGGTGCCGACTTTGATGGAGATACTGTAATAGCTATACCGTATGACCCACGTATTATTAAGACCTCAAATTTACCGAAAACTCTAGAAGGATTCAACCCAAAGAAAGCATATCCTGCTTACGAAGGTATGCCGCGAATGACAAACGCCGTGAAACAAAGAGAGATGGGCAAAATATCGAACCTTATTACGGACATGACCATTAAAGGTGCACCTCCTAATGAGATAGCAAGAGCTGTTAAACATTCCATGGTTGTTATTGATGCCGAGAAACATCATCTGAATTACAAGCAATCATATGATGATCATAGAATAGCGGAATTAAAAGCTAAATACCAGGGCGGAACACTAACCAATCCTCGTGGAGCATCTACCATAATAAGTAAAGCCTCTTCGGAGGAACGTGTCCCTAAAAGGAAGGCCCTAACCAAAGAACAAGCCCTTGCAACTGGGAGAAAGCTTGTTCGTAAAGATAAATACTCAGTCGATGTCGAAACTGGAGAGAAAGTATTTGCACCAACAGGAGATGGTTATTATAGAAAGAATGGCGAATTCGTACCCACCCAAATTGTATCCACTAAGATGTATGAAACCCCTGACGCCCGTACATTAATGAGTAAAGATCCAGCCGACATAGAAATAGTCTACGCCGACTACGCCAACGCCATGAAGAAACTGGGTGACCTAGCCCGTAAAGAGAGCGCCAATATAAAGATGACACCTTATTCAAAGTCGGCTAAGATAGCATACGCTGCTGAAGTTGAGTCCCTCAATGCAAAACTCCGTACTGCATTATCTAATGCTCCATTAGAACGTCAGGTGCACCTAGTTGGGAATAAAATTGTTGAGACTAGTATAGCAGCGAACCCAGATATGGACGCATCCCAAATAAAGAAATTAAGGGGTCAAGTGCTCAATGACATGAGGGAACGTATTGGAGCTAGTAAA